CACGGATTGCACTGTATCTACAGGGATGATAATATCATCGCCATAGATGCGCACCTTTCCATAGAGAGAAGAAATATCTCTCTGAGTGAGGGGCCTGTTGAGCACATCCTGAATTCCAAGAAAGACAATCGTTGCGAAAACGAGTGACTCAAATGGAAAACAGAGCGCTGAACCCATAGACGCGAACTTGGACAACGGTATGATACCGTGACCAGGTACGTTAGCCCGTGTTGATCTGCAAGCAGCTACAGCTTCTAACAAAGAAGGGTATCTGTTTAGCATAGTCAAAACGTGCTGATTAGAAACACGATCAGAGGCTTCACTTAAATCTAAAGTGGCCAAAGATCCCTCTTTTGAACCGATTTTTGCAAGAGCTTGATTATGCTCTTGCGAATCGAAGAGGACAAGGTTTGAGGCATTGTCATTACGCCTCATTCCATGAATCATTGCTTCAAGAATACCCTGTTGTATATATTGCATATAAACAGGTTCCATGGCAATGATTCGAGGTGTTTTTAACGTTTTAGGGACAGTAATTACCTTAACGGGTAATTCTGAACCAGGTTCAATGATATTGGTATAACTATCATAATGTTCAACAAAATGATAGTTAGGAAAAAGGTATTCCAAAGCTGGAAATACCCTTTCAAGTCTGGAAGTCCAGTTAATTTGATCATACTTGCGATTAGCAAGGATCTGATCAGCTGTCGATCCAGACGAGTGCTTAGGAAGGATCTTTTCGTAATAGACATCGCTGTCTAAGGCGAGAAAGAAATCCCTCCATAGCAGATTTGACATTCGTTCAAATTCATCCGAAAAGGACGCTTTGAATGAAAGGTCAAATTCGCCAATATCATTTTCACACAAGATGTAACCATTAAGAGCCTTGTCAACGCGTTTCTGCGTGCAAGGTAGATCCATTTTAGACCACATCAGTGTAAACTGACGTATGGCCCAAATTGAATCAATTGATGGTTCATCAAGCAACAGACCACTGCAAATATCAAAGACACGGCCAAGGAAACCTCCGAGAAATCGGGGGAGACCACCCTTCCTGGAAAAACCAGCGAAGAGAGTAGGGTCGACATAACCTTGATCAAGACATCTATCGAAGTCATGACCAAAGTTAGCCAGGGTTATCGTTAAAAACGATAGACCCTCATCTTTGATACGATACGCGACTGTTTTACGGTCGCGAGTGGTGCTAAGTGAGCATGCTGTCCCCAAATCAATAAGGACAGTATTTGCGAACACGTTCAGGCTTTTCAACGCTCCTCCTAACAGAGGTAGCTGTTCCTTAGCTTGAACGCCTACCCATTACTGGGTTGTCCACTGATGTATAGCGTCTACGAGCCATTGAGGATAAACCCCGAATTTCTTCGCGATTATTCCAATAATAGCTCCAGATAGGGCAGCAATGAGAAATTTGCCGGAAGTAATTAGGAAATCCCTTTTACTTTCAGACATCTTTGCTTCATGCTGTCCTAAGTTACGACTCACCACCAACAAACTTGGTGACAAGTGCGTAAGTAGAAGCGCTCAGCATGCCGACCAATCCCTTGACGAGATTGATCTGCTCCGTAGCCGTTACGCCATTAACTGGCGCGTCCAGAACCAAATAACAAGACCAAGAGGTCTTGGTATTGATTGTGGGTGTCAACGCATCTGCGGAAATTTTGCTGACGGTGGCGCGGAAAACACGTCGATTACGACGTTTCGTGTCGTGAGACACGATGATTTCCGTAGTGCCATCGGCGCTGGTAAATCTACCAACACCGAGAGCAGAGCCGGTACGCGGAAGCGAAACGGCTCCACCACCAACATCAATTGATTGTGGATCGGCGAACATAGCAGTGTCCTTAATGGGACGTCTCTCGACGTTCCTATGCTTGCACACGGAAAGTGTGCTCTCCGTATCTCGGAGGTTATTTACTCCGCAGTACGGAG